TTTATGCTCCTATTGCAGCACTTGCAAATCTTCCTGGAAGTCCTTCTAATGAAGATAGGGTTGAGGTTGTTAATTCAACAGGAGTTGAGAGTAATAGTTCTGTTTCTGGCGTACCAGCAGGTTTTGTTGGTTCAACTGACTTAACAGTACGACTACAGTACAACTCATCTACATCTAAGTGGGTATGGCAACAGTATTTTGCTGCTGATCCTGAGAATAGGTATTTAACTGAATCACTTCCTGTCGTAAAAGGTGATAGCACGAATGGTTCAGGTCAAATTACTCTTAACTGTGAGAATAATTCTCATGGTATTAAGATTAAAGGACCGCCACATAGTGCAGCTGCTAACTATACGCTGACACTACCTAATGATACTGGTTCAACTGGTCAAGCACTAACTACTAATGGTAGTGGTGTACTAAGTTTTGCCACTATTGACTCTGCATTTATTGAAACACCGCAATCAATTACAACAAATAAAGTAATTGCTGCCAACATTAATGCAGGAATGATGGGACCGACAGTTGCCATCAATTCAGGTATATCTATTACTGTCGGAGCTAATTCTCAACTTACTGTACTTAACTAATCATGGCATACGGAAAAATTAAAGCAGATGCAATTATCTATGACAATAGTGGTTCTGATGTAGAAGTTTCTACAGCTGATATTACTAATAAAGCTGGTCTTGCATCCCCTACATTTACTGGTACTCCTGCAGCTCCTACTGCTGCACAAGGTACTGATACTACTCAAATTGCTACAACAGCATTTGTTAATGCAGAGATTGCTGCAGATTTGACAGCAGCTATTGGAACAACTGTTCAAGCATTTGATGCAGACACTGCAAAACGAGATACATCAAATACATTTACAGGTACAAACGTATTTAGTGGTTCATTCGGTGTTACCAATGTAGATTGTATTGGTAGATTTGCAGTAGCAGCAGAAGCAGTATCTGCACTAGATATTGATCTTTCTCAGAGCAACTATTTTACTAAAACTATTAACGGTAACTCTACGTTTACCTTCTCTAACCCAAGCAATAGTGGTGTCGCAAGTACCTTTACCTTAGAACTTACTCATACATCAGGCACAGTTACCTGGCCTGCAAGCGTTAAGTTCCCTGCTGATACAGCACCTACTCTTACCACTGGTAAAACCCACCTCTTTATGTTTGTCACCGATGATGGTGGCACACGTTATCGCGGTGCTGCTCTTGCTGATTACGTGAACTGATATGGATCCTATTACACAACAAACAACACTAGCAGCGGCTGGTGGTAAGAAAGTTCCGCCTTACGTTGATGATGTTTTTAGTACGTTTTTGTATGAGGGTAACAGCAGCACGCAGACGATCACGAATGACATTGATTTAACCGGCGAGGGTGGACTTGTTTGGATTAAAAGCCGAGAGAATAATACTAAAAATCATCATTTGTATGATACGGAAAGGGGGGCTGGACAAAGGCTTAGTTCAAACTTGACTACTGAAGAAAGAGATGGTTCGTCAAATGAACTAATGGCATTCACGAGTAGCGGATTTACACTCGGGATTAGTTCTAATGTGAATTCGACCAGTGTTGGCAACTATGTTTCCTGGACATTCCGCAAAGCGCCAGGTTTTTTCGATGTAGTTACATATTCAGGAACGGGTAGTGCCAGAACTATTGCACATAACCTAGGCAGTGTGCCGGGGATGATTATTGTAAAAGTTGTCTCAGGTGCAACAGATGATTGGTTTGTTTATCACAGATCATTAGGCGATCAAAGAATAAAGTTAAACAGCACCAATGCGTCAGGCTCAACAGCCGTATGGAATTATACAGCACCTACAAGTTCAGTATTTAGTGTTGGTACTGATGGCGGAGTAAATGGTTCCGGCCGAACTTACGTCGCCTACATCTTTGCTCATGACGACGCATCGTTTGGCACGGATAGTGATGAAAGCATCATTAAATGTGGGAGTTATACAGGCAATAGTGGTTCACAAGAAATTAATTTAGGTTTTGAGCCACAGTTTATACTTATTAAGAGGAGCACTGGCTCATCAGATTGGGTCATTGTAGATAATATGAGATGTCTATCTGAATCTCAAAGAGTTGAACTGTATGCAAACACAGCCGATAGCGAATACACTCATCCTGATGCTGAGGTAGTAGTAACACCTACTGGTTTTAAATTGTTGACTTCCCATAGCTATTATAACGGCAGTGGAACTTACATCTACATGGCAATCCGCCGTCAGAATAAGCCACCTGAAGCTGCAACGGAAGTGTTTGCTATTGATACCAGAGCTGGTACAAGTCCTACTCCACCAACATATAAATCAGATTTTCCAGTTGACTGGGTATGGGAAAGAAGGAGTGACACTGGTAATAACTGGTCAGCAAGGACCAGACTGATTGGAGAAGGTAAGGAGTTTGATTTAAATACAAATGGCTCTGAAGCAGCTAATACCAATACTAGGATAGAGTTTGATCGGAATGATGGATTAGGAACTGATACTAGTGCGGTTTCTACTCAATACGCTTGGATGTTTAAACGTGCCCCAGGTTTCTTCGATGTAGTTGCTTATAGGGGGGACGGAGGGTCTAAAAGATCTATAACACACAATTTAGGTGTAACGCCAACGTTTTTGATCACCAAAAGAAGAGATGCCACGAGTCATTGGAGAGTTATGACAACCGCCATTGATGGCACTTCAGATGCTTTTAAATTGAACACAACCGAAAGTGTAACTGGTTATTCTTCTCAGTATGGATCATATACGGCAACAACATTTCTTGTAGATCATCCAGAATTAGGCAATAACACCTCTGGTGGTGATTACCTCGCCTACCTATTCGCAACCCTACCCGGCATCAGCAAAGTAGGCAGTTACACTGGGACTGGTAGTGCTCTTAATATTGACTGCGGATTTACTAATGGTGCAAGGTTTGTAATGATTAAACGATCTGATACCACTGGCAATTGGTACATGTTCGATACAGCTCGCGGCATTGTTTCCGGCAATGACTCTGCCATAGCAATTAATTCATCTTCGGCACAAATAAGTGGTGATTATATTGATCCCCTCGCTGCTGGATTTACAATTAACGGATCTTACGCTCAATGGAACGAATCCGGCGGCACCTACCTCTTCCTTGCAATCGCTTAAACATAACTAACTATGGAAATTAGAAATCGATCAAATGGTGAGCTGACTACTGTTAGTCAGTTCAAAGCAACACAACCGAATACAAGCTTCCCTAAGCAAATTACAACTGAAATCCTTGATAGTTATGGCTATGACGCTGTACTAAATGGTGCTGCAGCTACTGTTACTGCACCTTATGGTGTTAGCACTCGTAGTGGTGTCGAAGAGATTGATGGTAAGTGGTTTACTAAGTTTATCGCTGGTCCAGTCTTTACCGACACTACAGATAGCGAAGGGAACGTAACTACAGCAGCAGATAACGAAGCTGCATACAAGGCTCGTATTGATGCAGAAGCTGCTAAATCAGTCCGTGCTCAGCGTGATACAAAACTAACTAATACTGACTGGACCCAACTAGCCGATAGCACTGCTAACTCAACTACTTGGGGTACTTATCGCCAAGCATTGCGTGACCTACCTGCAGCAGAAGGTTTTCCACACACTATTACTTGGCCTACTGAACCATCTTAATTATTATGATTACACTTATCCGTCCAATTCTGTTCTCTTTTATCCAATCTCCAAAGGTCAAACGATTGATTGTTGACCTGCTACGGAAGTTGGCTTCTACAACAGACAATACTGTTGATGATACAGCAGTAGATTTTATTGAACGTGGGCTATTTGGTGCTGAGTAATGGAGTGGGTTGACCCACCCAAACTACCCTCTCTATTACTCCCTGAAGCGTTCCAATTACCTATACCTATACTAGAGGTACCACAGGCAGATATACCGTCGTATGAGCCGCTTGTGGTGCCTCCTAACGTACTTAGACCGCCACCAGGGATAGAGGGTATAAATATAGATCCTCCACCACAAGATACAGAGAATCAACAACAAACAAACAATCCAACATTAGCTAAACCAGCTATACCACCTGAAGCTCAGATCATTGAGATCCCATTTACGGACATTGAAGTCCCAATGCCGACGACAACGATCATGACTACTGCAGCAACTACAGCATTTATTTCTGTAGCTGCCACCCTTGCTGCTACATCACTATTTAAATACTTAGTGATGCTTATGAAACCAATCATGAAGCAAGCATGGAACAAAATAACAAAAAAGAAGAATCTACCGGAAACCATAAAAACTTCTTAGCAAAGGTAAAAGAAAATACAGAAGATGAATTACAAATCCTTGGAACCTTTGTTCGTCTAGGCGTTGTTATTTGGAGTGGTTTTATTATTACTCTTAACTATGTTGAACTACCAATGATCAAAAAAGGTCAGAGTGGTGGTGACATTACATTTGTTGCTTCTGTGTTTACTGGTGCTCTTGCTACCTTTGGTTTAACTACTTCCAATAATAAATCTAATAACAAATCTCCTGATCCTAAAAAGAAAGAAGAATGAAACGATTACTACTTTTATTGTTTTTAGCTAGTCCAGTATCAGCTCAGGTAACCCCAAACTTCACGCAAGGTTCAATGCAGTCAACAACAACTACCACCATTGATATTGACCGAACCATTGCGACAAATGTATATGGTGGTGCATATTCATCATGGTCTGGAACAAACGTAGTCCCAAGTGGGGACATCTCAAATGCTGCTACAACTTATTCAGTCCATACTGCAGGAGATCAATTTCAACTAGAGATTGTAACCAGAGCAGCAGGAAAGATTCAAGACAGCCTAGTAACAGAAACAATCGAACAAGTTACTACTACTACATCCTTATCGGTCTTCTCTCAGTAAGTCCTGCTTACGCTAATGATGACCCAAAGGTTCAAAATACATCATCTCCTGTTGCAGCAGCTACAGGTAATGTGACCAATCAGGCGGTGCAGTTCCAGAACACTGGTGCACCGTCTCGGCAATACTTTGCAAGCAATAATAGTTGTAATGGAGCAACCATGCAATTCTCGCCCTTTTATATGGGCAACGATACTATTCCTTACGATAACACAGGGTATGTACGAAGCAATAACTTCGGCGTACAACTGAACTTTTCAGTCCCACTAGATGGTGGCATGATAGAAACCTGTAAAGGTATCGCCCGTAAACACGAGCAAAAGATGCGTCTTGACTACGAGCTAGTCAGAGCACTTAAGTGTACAGAAATTATGAAATCAGGTTTTACTTTTAGACCTGGCAGTCGTGTCGAAATGCTTTGCCATGACATCGTACCAATCGTATCCCTTAAATAATGGAAGCAATAGTCGCTGCTGTCATTGCTTTAGTAGCAGGTGGCGCAACTCTGAATAACAGATTACACAATCGAATAAATAATGTACATGATCGCATTAGTGGTCTTGACAGACGTATCGACGCTATTGAACTTAGCGTGGCTCAGGACTATGTATCTAAAGCTGATCTATCAACCATGGTTCAGCGTATGGAAGATCATATGGTGCGTATTGAAAACAAACTAGACCAAATTGTCCTCCGAAATAATTAAATGACTTACAACGTAGTAGACCTTCGTACTAAAAAGGTACTTGGTACTTATGAAACTGCTGAACAAGCAGTACGTGCAGAATCACACCTCGTGCATGAACCAGGTGAAACATGGTATGCAATTGAAACACCCGTAGTAAAGAAAACTAAAGCCAAGAAAGCTAATGTCAAAAAAGAAAACTGATAAGACTGCTCAGGCATTTAATGATGGATATTGGTATCCAAACACGATTAAAAAATTTGGTCCTGGTGAAAAAGATCCTGAAAAAGGAAGTAAACGCCGACGCAGAAATCCCTTTAGGGATGCTAAAAAAGGTATTGCCTAATGTCAAAAAACAAAGCGAGTGAAGAACAATTTAATGAGCTACACAATCTAGTTACTACTGAGTTTCTAAACCGTGTTAAATCTGGTGAGGCAACTACACAAGATTTAAAAGCAGCTTGTGATTGGTTATCAAAGAATGACATTAGTGGTGTCGCCTTTGATGGTAACTCACTTGATAAATTGGCTAACATTATGCCAACTGTTGACCCAGAACTAGTCCAACGGAGGCTATATGGCTCGAAGCTCTAAACATAGCGGTGCTAAATTCGCTAATGGTAACTATAAATCATACCAAAAAAAGTATGATGGTTCCAAACTACAAATCTCAAAGCGGTCTGCTTTAAATAAAGAGAACCGACGACGCGGTACTTATGGCAATGGTGACGGTAAAGATGTATCACACAAGAAAAATGGTAAAACATTTCTTGAAAAAGCATCTAAAAACCGAGCACGTAAAGGCCGAGCATGACCCCATTACTTCCAACTCCTGATCACTACCTATACAACTTAATAACCATGACATCCTCTGAAGCAAAGCGCCTTTGGAGGCGCAGTATTAAATTACACTTTGGCTGCACATGTGTTTATTGTGGAGAAACTTATGAATTACACGAACTTACTCTGGACCATGTACATCCTCGTTCTCTTGGGGGCGAAGATGTCAATACGAATGTCGTTCCAGCATGTACCAGATGCAATCAGGACAAAGGAAGTAACCATTGGCAATCCTGGATGAGAGCCAAATTTGGAGTTAATAAACTCCGTGAACACTTAATTATGGAGTATATTAATTAATGGATAAAGAACTAGCTCAGTTACAAAAAGAAGTTATCAAACGTTTGATAGAATATGAAGATGAGTTACAAGCTTTAGGGGATATTAATAGATTTAAAAAAACAAAAAGAGTTTCTAGTTCTGTAGCAATAAATATTGCGGCGTTTCCAGATTTAGTACAAAGTTTACTTGATTCTGGTGTAGAAACAAAAGAAATTGCTAAACAGCTTCGGAATTTTCAAGAAAGACTTCTTAATGATACTGTAGTAATTAAAGGAACAGAAACTGGACATCATAAAAACATGTTAAGAGCTGGTGGCAGTTTTTATAGAGCCGATCCAAAAATTTGGCAAAACTCTGTAACTAGGTTAGCTGATTTTTTTGGAACACAGTTTGGTGATGTTCCTGAAAATATTAAAAGTTATCTTAATTGGGCACATAAAAGTGATACTAATACTAAAGGTATTGAAGCAGCTTTATTAGGTAAAATAGCTAATCCTAATAAACAGTTAACTGCACACCCTTTTGGTACAGTACCACAAGCTATTATTAAAGATTTAAGTCCTGAAGAATTATCAGACCCTGATAAATTTTTTGATGCCATGGCTAAAAGGATTGATATGCAACTTGAAGCTGCTAAAGTAGCTGATGAAACACAACGTCCTTTAGTTAAAGCTATTCAAGAAAATATAGATCCAAGAGCTTATAGAGCACCTGATATACCAACTAATTTAGAGATCCAAAAAAAAGTTTTACTTCCTGAAAACAGACAAATTATTGAACAAGGTATACTAGAAGTTGTACAAGAATCAGGTAGTGTTCGTGTAAGACGTAGACAAATGGCTGCTTTAGCTACTGCTGGAGTAGGTGCTCTATCAATAGCTGGTACTGGAGCTAGTGCTGCTGAAACTTATGGTAGAACACAGATTGCTAAAGAAACAGGTAACCCACTTGATTATGTACAAGCAGGTATATCTGGATTATCTTTAGCAGCTGATGTTATACCACACCCTGCTGCTGAATTTGTTTCTACACCTGCTGATTTAACAAACGTAGCGATTGATGTAGCTAGAGATCCTGAACCTATAATTAATACATTTAATAAAATTAAAGAAGACCCACTTAATGAATTAGAATACGCAGGTAAGCAAATTTTAGGTGGTTTAAAAACTGTTGGTGGTGCTATCCTGTTTGGATACTAGAAGCCTCTCTAACCACCCTTTCACCTACTCTACGCTAGATTGTACCTATGACCCACCCTATCATCGTTACAGGCCCACAGAGAGCAGGCTCACGGCTTGCTTCATACATCATCTCACGTCAAACTAAACGAACGTTTATTGATGAACTAGATTACTCACCAGACATTCCTAATAACTCTGTAGTACAAGCTCCTTTTCTTTTAAAAGCTTTACTAGAAGTATCTTTTATGTTTCCTACTGCTCAGTTTGCTTTCATGTATAGAAATAAAGCAGATATTATTAAAAGTATGGAACGTATTGAGTGGTATAAAGATTATGTAGATGAACCATCTTTCTACAGTAAATATATTGATAACTGTTATGATTTAATTAACTTAGCAAAACAATATTTACATAAAGACAGATGGTTTGATATCCAATATGAATCACTTGTAAACGATCCTTTGTTTGTTAAAGATAGATCTAACTTTACAGTAAAACAACACTTACCTAACACACCACACGGTCCTGAAACTTGGAGAAATGATGAATACATTAGATCTATTAAAAGATGACTTTAAGCTATTCTTACAGGCTTTATGGAATGAACTCGACCTACCAAATCCTACACGTGCCCAATATGCAATTGCTGATTACCTTCAACATGGTCCAAAGCGTTTACAGATCCAAGCATTTCGGGGAGTTGGTAAGAGCTGGATTACTGGTGCTTTTGTTCTGTGGACTCTCTTTAATAACCCCGAAAAAAAGATAATGATTATCTCTGCATCTAAAGAACGTGCAGATAACATGTCTATCTTTCTACAAAAGTTAATTATTGAAACACCATGGTTAAAGCATTTACAACCCAAAGGCGACGACTCAAGATGGTCGCGAATAAGCTTCGACGTTTCTTGTTCCCCCCACCAAGCACCTTCCGTCAAGTCTGTTGGGATTACAGGCCAACTGACAGGTTCTCGCGCTGACTTAATGATTCTCGATGACATAGAGGTTCCCGGCAATAGCATGACGGAATTTATGAGGGAGAAACTTCTACAGTTATGTACTGAAGCTGAATCTATTCTTACTCCTAAACCTGATAGTCGTATTATGTTCCTCGGAACACCACAGACTACCTTTACTGTATATCGTAAACTAGCAGAACGAGCTTATAAACCATTCGTTTGGCCTGCTAGATACCCTCGTAAAGTTGGTCAATACGAAGGCTTGTTAGCACCACAACTTGTTGAAGACATTGATAAAGGTGCTAAGAAATGGGAAGTAACAGATGATAGATTTGATAATGATGACCTGGTAGAGCGTGAAGCGTCAATGGGTCGTAGCAACTTTATGTTGCAGTTCATGTTAGACACTTCTTTATCTGATGCAGAAAAATTCCCACTTAAATGTGCTGATCTTATTGTCACTTCTGTTAACCCCACTACTGCACCTGAATCCATCGTATGGTGCTCCGATCCCCAAAACGTTATCAAAGACCTCCCAACGGTTGGATTACCTGGGGATTATTTCTACTCTCCAATGCAGCTACAAGGAGAATGGGATTCTTACCAAGAAACAATATGTTCGGTTGACCCGTCGGGCCGTGGAACGGATGAAACAGCTGCAGCTTTTATCTCACAACGAAACGGTTTCCTGTACTTGCACGACATGCGTGCTTACAGAGACGGATACTCAGACCAAACATTACTTGATATTTTAAAAGGTTGTAAAAAGTATGGCGTATCTAAACTACTCATTGAAACTAATTTTGGTGACGGTATTGTTAGCGAGTTGTTCCGTAAACACCTCCAACAAACCAAACAAGGAATTGATATTGAAGAAGTCAGAGCAAATGTTAGAAAAGAAGATCGAATCATTGATTCCCTCGAACCCATCCTCAATCAACATCGACTCGTTATTGACCGTTCCGTAGTTGAAAAAGACTTTAAGTCTAATCCTGATGCTCCCCCAGAAGAACGACTTCTATACATGCTATTCTATCAAATGTCTAGGATGTGTCGTGAAAAAGGTGCAATTAGACATGATGATCGTATAGACGCTCTATCTCAAGGTATTAAATACTTTACAGATGCTATGGGTATCTCTGCCCTAGAAGCTATTAAAGATCGTAAACGTACAGAATGGAATGCTATGTTAGAAGAGTTCTTTGACGACCCTCAATCCTCTGCTAATCACTTAGTATTGGGTATGAATTTAACACAAAGACAACAAGCTAACTCTAATCCTAAAAACTCAGTCCCTACCTGGGTGTAGTAGCATCGCAAGATGCGTTGCAACCACTGGGTTTAGAACGGTCCCACATCTATAGGCAGAAGGGAAGGGTGGACCCGACTGCTCAAAGGGAGGAATTCGAGACAAGCTCTCATTCCTCCTTTAATACTACTGAATCTTGGAGTATATATTATACTGCCTAATACCACTCTTTATTAATCCCATCACAACTTATACTACTGTATGCATAACGTAGAACTCGTTCACGTAACACCCGATGCTGAATCATTAATAGCTTATATGGCTAGAGTATCTAACCCTGCTAATCAAGATAATGATAACTATACAGGTCTTATTAAATATCTAATTAAACATAAGCATTGGTCCCCCTTTGAAATGGTTAATATGTGTGTACAGATTGACACAACCCGAAGTGTTGCTAGTCAAATATTACGTCACCGTTCCTTCTCCTTTCAAGAGTTCTCCCAACGCTACGCTCAAGTCGTTAATACTCCCCAACTGCCTAACCTTCGCAGACAAGATACTAAGAATAGACAGAATAGTATTGATGATCTTGATCCCTTCCTTCAACAACAGTTTGAAGTCCGTACTCAAGAGTTATATAAGAAATCTTTAGACTTATATACTGATATGTTAGATCATGGTGTTGCTAAAGAGTGTGCAAGAGACATTCTCCCCCTCTCAACACCCACTAAACTCTATATGAACGGTACTCTTCGCTCATGGTTACACTATACTGACCTTAGATGTGCTAATGGTACCCAATATGAACACAAACTTATAGCAGATAACGTTAAAACACTCATCCAACAGCAATTCCCTATCGTTTATACCGCAATGTTTAATGATAGTCTCAATTCAACAAGCAATTAACTGTTTAGCACTGTTTATTACTATGTGTACCTCCAATTATCATAATATTAAACAGTGTCTTCCCGTTTGGTCCTACTTTCCACAGTATTTTACTGATTATACATCTTTTGTCATGTCGGAACCTTACGCTAACGAGCAAAGGCTCCTTAAAAAATGACATAAATTTGTGAACCCATATATCATATAAGTATTGCAAATATTACCCCCATAGGGGTATAAAATATACTGATCGTTGCCGCTCGCTACGCTCGCTTCCGCAATCATGCTCACTATGTGATAATATTTCGCGCACATAGCGAGCGCGTAGCGCGAGCGATTACCTCTGCTAAATAATATTTAATTAGGTACACGTATCCGTGTAAATATTGCACAACATCTGTTGCGCCAGTTAACGAAGTGCACACGACGTGTTGACTTATGCGCTGAGCTGTGCCATACTATATGCATACCAAACGGAGAGACAATGCGACAGATTGAGAGAGACATGCTCAGTGCAATTAGACTGGGTAAGTGTTGGCGTAAGGCAAACACTGAGGTGTATACTAACGACAACAATGCCTCGCTTGTGTATCTACATGGTAATCATATTGCAACTGTGACTGATACCTTTGTAACAGTATTTGATGGTGGTTGGAGAACTGCCACGACTAAATCTCGTCTCAATGTTATCATCAATGAGTTCTGTGATGCATTAACTGATGGAGTATTTCAGAAAGACTATCAATGGTTCGTTAAAGATAACAACGAGGTTGTTGAGTTTGAATCTGGATATGTGTTCAAGTAATGAGATTAAAAGAAGTCACATACACGCTGCAAAGTAAACCAATCAAATCACTGTTATGGTGTGATGTACAGAAGCGTGCTAAGCGTAACAAACCAGCAAAGATTAATGGTGTTCAGCATCATGAAATAAGTAACAGTGTAGAACATGTGTACTACCAACCACTCAATTAAAAGATGAGCAATTCTACCTATTGACTTTCCACTCGTTCTCTGCCATACTATAAGCATGAACAAACAAACCTTTCGATTCGTCTTAACTCGCACCTTTAATGGTGTTTCCAAAGACTTTGATTATTACACTGCACAGTATGATGCAGAGCGTGCATTACAGCGTGCACGTATGTCTAATGGTGATTACCAATACCATATGACACGCGAGGAACTGTCTACTACCGCTTGACTTTCTCTCCATTCTCTGCCATACTAACTAAGTACCAAATCAATCACACTATGCTCTCCAATCCACTCAACAAAGCGTTCGTTGTTATCCGTTCTTCAGCATGTATTGACTACATCATCGTCAATCCTTGGTGCGGTTGGTGTACTGTATACTACAAGAACACTAACAAAACTGTTAAGCGTTATGCATACAATAATGTTAGTCGTCGTGCTATTGCCAAACTGTTGTTAGAAGATACAATCAGTCTTGGTTCATGGGTTAACAAGTATTGTGTCGCTTACGATAGTAAGTGTGCAGACAACTTTGATTCTAATCCTCTCACTCTTCAATCTGCTGTTTGATTATGACTATTACCACATACACGCGTGCACAACTTATCGACGCATTGTCTCATGAGTATGACTATCTTTGCCACGATGACTTCGATCCTGACAATGACATGTCATCTTCAGAGTATCGTGACTATCTAGATTCTTTGTCTTATGATCAGCTCATTGCTGACACTGACACCGACGACGGTTACACTCTCGACGAGTTCATCGCTAACCATAGCTGATGCTTACCTCTAGCCACTTCGGTGGTTAGATGTAGGTTTCACACCTACTTATTCACCTTATTTATTACACCATGTTCTTCACACCTTCTGCACGTAACGCCATCAAGTCTTCTGCAATTAAGAATCTTGAGGTTCACCAACTTGCACAACAAGTGCTTGTTACGTTCAACAATGATAAGCAGTATCTTTATAGCAATGTCAGCGAAGATGGTATCTTTGACTTGATTGCTGGTAATGTCAAATCATTCGGCAAGTGGGTTAACGAGTATTGCCTCAAAGATTACGAGGTTTCTTCTTTCACTCTTGCCTGATTAACTACCTTGTCTCTCATCAAACAACACATTCACACAACTATGATTGCACCTACTCTCACACGCTACGAAGACGCTATCTCAAAGATTATTGAATCTGAGAATGTTTCTGACATTGAGCAATTCATGGAGGAGTTAACATCGTATGGTATTACTAGCATCGAACAACTCGAAGAAGCGTACTCTGGTTGCTATCGTGACGAGGCAACATTCTGTGAGGATTTGATGAGTGAAATGTATTCTTCTGAGATGGATGCGTTACCTATTTGGGTACAACACGCCATTGATTGGGAATTAGTGTGGCATCAATCGCTGCGTTACGATTACTTTACGGTGTACTTTGACTCCGAATACTACTTCTTCAATCAGAACTTCTGATCTTAAGTAACACATAGTGGCATCAATTGGTGTCACTATATATTTTTCATTACACATACACACCAGCAAGGACGCAGCATCAATGTCAACTGTTTATGTTCTCCGCTATCGCACTGCATTCGACTGCAATGAGATGGTTTCTGTTTATTCTAATCTACAGGCGGTACTAAATCGCCTAGAAATTAGTAATCTACATGATAACTTTGAGCAAGACGAAACCATGACGATTGAATGCATGGAAGTAACATCAGAGGAGACTTCACTTCAACGCCTTAACAACATCCGCGCACACTACACAAACAAGGAGAGCAACTAATGCTTTGGAATGAATCAACAATTATTCTTGCCATCATTGGTATGGTAGGATTGTTCTCGACTGCTGTTATCTATCAGCGTTCAAACCGTATTACATCACGCTACTACTCAAAGAAATGACACCAGCATTTATCACTTATCTCAAGCGTAAGTATGCAAAAGCAGAGCGTATTGTAAAGCAGTATGCTCACGCACTAAAGAACAAAACAGAAGACTAATGCTAAACAAACAACGCCTTAAGACGTGGCGCTATGTCACAACAGACGAGCAGGTGCAGTGGTTACTTGCACCCGATTTTGAGCGTGCAATGTTTGCCGCTGCTGAATTGTCCGGTGGCTCTTCTAAACTAAAGGATGTTTATTTGGATGACGATGACTGGTAAGAAACCTTATCTACCGAACAACTGGCGACAATGGAAGGAAGTACCTGATGAGTTTTTATATGCTCCAACCTATGAAGAATTTGTAGATTGGAAACTCAGAGGTTGGGAACTACCCTCCTCTGTTTGTTGTATCATCAGAGAAACTACATCAAAAGGTAAAGTCAAAGAGTACACGTATCAAAAGCAATATGCTGCTGAGAATAAAGTTAAGCAGTTGATGGCTGATAAGTCTGAGTTTATCGTATGTACAGATTCAGAACTACAATTTATTACACCACATAACCACGATGAGTTTGATTTCGATTGATCAATTTGAGGAACTAAGTGAAGCCTACCCAGAGCTAGCACAATGTTACGATTTCACATACACGCCCAGCAAGGACGCAGGAGAAGATTTGATTGTTGATTCCGACTGAACAAGAGTTAGACGAACAGATTCAATTAGAACGTGATGCTATTGCACATGGTCTAAAAAAACTACATAAGAACACACGGGACTTAGAAAACAAATCTTATGCGTCTGCTAGTGTTTACGGAACTGCTTCTATTGATACCCTGCTTCCTTTGTTGGTTGCACGTATTGAAGATACTAACGCCAGGATAAAGGAAGGCAAAACAGGTGTAGCATTCAAGGAGATACAACAGTATCTAGTTGATGTTGAGCCACTTGCTGCTGCCGCTATAGCACTCAAGGTATGCTTTGATAGGGTATTCAGTCACAAAGATAAATCCAATGGGGTTGTAGGCGTTTGTGAGGCTATTGGTTTAGCTGTTGAACAGGAGTGTCAGATGAGACACTATGAGAAGACAGCACCTGGTTTACTGTATAAACTAAAAGAACGATACTGGCACAGTTCTTCTGGTACACAACAGAAACTAGTAAACATCAGAACATTAATGAACAGGTATGATGTTACGCCTTGGCAGACATGGGGCAGTAAAAACCGTGTTAAACTTGGTGGTTGGTTACTAGACTGCATTATGGAAACTAGTGGTTGGTTTACCAGGCACATTCATCAGCAAGGACGCAAGAAAATCCAGCATATTATTCCTACTCCAGAGTTTCTGGAAAAAAAGGATGAAATTATGAAAAATGCTGAACTATTTAGTCCTGTTGCATGGCCTATGCTTATACCTCCAAGAGATTGGAGCAACGAGTCATGTGGTGGTTACTTCCTAAATGAGATCATGGCTGGACACCATTTAGTCCGTAGGGGCGATCCCACATCTATACAGGGAGAAACACCAATTGAATTTTTAAACAAGATTCAGAAGGTGGCTTACCGTTTAAACCCTTTCACAGTAAAGGTAGCGGAAGAACTAGATAGAATGGAACGAGCTGTCGGTAAGTTCCTCCCTATTATGCATCATGATCTACCACCTAAACCGGTAGATATTGATACAAATAAAGAGTCAAGACAAGATTATAAACGAAGAGCTAAAGTAGTCCATGACTTACAAGCTCAAGAGTTTAGAAAATCTTGTAGGACTCGAATGACAATGGAAGCAGTAGCAAGGTTTAAAGATAAGAATAAATTTTATCTACCTTGGAGCTTTGACTACCGTGGAAGAGCATATCCAATTCCATCACACTTAACACCACAAGATACTGACTTTGGAAAAAGTCTACTTCGATTTGCTAAAGAAGCAACGATGAATAAGTATGCTGAGAAATGGTTAGCCTTCCAAGTTGCTACTACTTATGGTCTAGATAAAGACACTATTGAAGATAGATTAAAATGGGTAAAGAATAATACCCATATTATTTCTATGGTCGCATGTGATCCAATCCGGCACATTCACGAATGGGATGAAGTTGCTGAACCTTGGCAGTTTTTAGCTGCTTGTGATGAATACTATCATTGTGTCTTAATTAAAGATAGGACAACAACAGGTGGCATAGTTGCTACTGACGCTACATGTAGTGGGTTACAAATATTAGCTGGATTAGCTAGAGATAAATCTACTGCTAGTTTAGTAAATGTTATCCCTTCTGATAAACCACAGGATGCTTATGCTGTCGTTGCTAATACTGCTGCTCCTTTCTGCCCTAGTTCTATTCGTAATCATATGGATAGAAAGGTAGTCAAAAGAGTAGTGATGACCGTACCTTACAATGCAAAGCCGTTCTCAAACCGTGGGTACATTAAGGACGCACTAAAAGAGAAAGGTATTGAGATTGAGAAAGATGACTTGACAAAGACTGTTGTCGCTGTTAGAAATGCTATGGATGAGGTTGTACCTGGTCCTATGGCTGTCATGTCATGGATTGAGGAAGAAGTAGCTAAAGCTATTGATAGAGGTAAGACAAAACTAAAATGGGTAACACCATCTGGTTTTGTTGTTAACCAACGTCTAATGAAACCAAAGACTATTCAAGTTGAGCTACAATTATTAGGTCGTTGTAAACTTACTGTTGCTACTGAAGATAGTAACAAGGTAGATAAGCAACACCACAAGAACGCAACAGCACCTAATCTTATACATTCACTTGACGCTTCGTTGCTACATTTAAGTGCATTAGCTTTCTATGCACCCATTGCTCTTATACATGACTCTGTATTATGTCGTGCTACAGACATGGAGCTGCTTAGTTCCGTAGTGCGAGCAACATACATGCATTTATTTGCAGAGCATGATTACTTACAAGACTTCGCTACTCAAATAGAAGCGGAGACTGACCCACCGATCATCGGAGATCTGGAACCAGAATCCGTGATTGAATCCACTTATTTTTTCTGTTAATGCCCCGCAACATACACAAAACCGAACAGCCTGTAGTCCTTGAAGGCTACCAAGCTGTATTGAAACCAAGTAAGTTTGGTTATTCACTAGCTGCTATTGTCGATCAGTCAATGGCTGATACCCTTGAAGATGACCGTGTTGAGTCACTCAAGTGGGCAGAAGGTAAACTAAAGAACCCTAAGCGTTCAACACTAAAGCCTGAACCATGGGAAGAAGTAGCTGATGGACAATACAAAGTCAAGTTCAGCTGGAACGAAGAGAACCGTCCACCTGTTGTCGATACGCAAGGCGTACAGATTACAGATGAGGCTACACCTATGTATGCTGGTAGTCGTGTCAAGTTGGCATTCTATCAGAAACCCTATATCCTACGTGATGGAGTCACTTATGGCACGAGTCTTAAACTGGTTGGTGTACAACTGGTGTCTCTCAATAACGGAGCTGGTGTAGATACAGGTGACATGAGTACAGAGGATGTAGTAGCTATGTTTGGCACTACTGAAGGCTTTAAAGCTTCTGAACCTAATATCACACCCAGCAAGGACGCAACACTAGAAGAGGACGACTTCTGATGGTTGATGCTAAAATTACTGTCGATGATATGCTTGGTCTCTACCGGTGTGACATGACTGTCAAACTGCCTGAGATCAGTGTAACCAAATGGAAGAAATCCCGTGATGACTTCCGCTATGAAATGCAACGTGCTGTCAATGAGATCGTTGATGAGCTTATTGAGAAAGCACTGGAGGATTGATGGCATTCCGCTCCGGGCTTGAGGAGAAAGTTGCTGATTTACTTGTCGAGCTTGGAGTTAAGTATGAATACGAAACCGTCAAGATTCCATATGTAATTGAGCATTTGTATTGCCCTGACTTTATCTTACCCAATGGCATACATCTAGAATGTAAAGGCTACTGGGAAGCTGAAGATCGTAGAAAGATCAAGGCAGTTAAACTACTGAACCCTGATCTAGATCTACGCATGGTCTTTCAATCTCCATTCAATAAAATTAGTAAGAAAAGTAAAACCACTTATGCAAAGTGGTGCGATAGACATGACATCCTTTGGACATCATTCAAAAACATCCCCCTTAAATGGCTCATCTGAGTTTATTAGGCATGAGGCATGTAACAATTGTGGCTCATCAGATGGTAATAGTATCTATTCTGATGGTCACGGTTATTGTTTTGTGTGTCATTTCTACACTCCAGGTGATGAAGAGCCAATCCACATTCATCATACAAATCGCGTGCAGATTAAAGGCTCAGCTGAACGGCTGCAGAAACGAAAAATCTCTCAACAAACTTGTGAAAAATACAAGGTATATCGTGATGGCGATAAGCTAAGGTTTTATTATCACGATCAATCTGGCATTGTCAAAGGTGCTAAGGTTAAAACAAAAGACAAACAGTTTACTTACGAAGGAGACTCACCTGGTACATTCTTCGCCCAATACTTATGGGGTAACAGTGGTAAACGTATTATTATTACAGAGGGCGAACTAGACTGCGTATCATATGCAGAACTATTCCCTACTTGGCCTGTTGTATCACTACCTAGCGGTGCAGCTGGTGCCAAGAAAGCAATACAAAAGAACTTAGAATTCCTCCAAGGTTACAAAGAAATTGTACTTTGGTTTGATTCTGATGAACCAGGACAGAAGGCTGCTGAAGAAGCTGCGAGTGTGTTACCACCTGGCAGGGCATTCATAGCCCGTCTAGAGGCTTACAAGGATCTCTCAGACGCATTACAAGCTAATGATTACAAGTCTATCGATGATGCATTCTTTAAACGTAGAGAATATCGTCCCGATGGTATTGTAGATGGTAAATCATTACTTGAATTAGTTACCACACCATCACCACCATCAGATCATGACTACCCATTTCAAGGATTACAAGCAAAGCTTCACGGGATCAGGTATGGAGAACTTGTCACAATTACTTCAGGATCTGGACAAGGGAAGTCGTCCGTCTGTAGAGACTTGGCTGCTCACTTGTTATCGAAGGGAGAAAGGGTCGGTTATTTGGCGCTTGAAGAGTCAAACCGACGTACTGCTTTAGGACTTATGTCTCCTATTGTTGGTAAAGCATTACACATGGGTGAACACGATCGTTCAACGTTGACTGAAGCCTATGAGAGAACGCTTGCCAATTGGGATTTATTTTTGTTTGATGGGTTTGGATCTTTTGATCCTGATATTATCTACAATCGTATTGAATATCTTGCTGCAGGTCTTGATACCAAGGTTATCTTTCTCGATCACCTATCAATCCTACTCAGTGGATTAGATGGAGACGAACGACGTATGATAGATACTACAATGACCCGCCTACGTTCTCTCGTGGAGCGCACTGGCATTGCTTTATTTCTTGTGTCGCATCTTAAGCGCACATCATCGGATCAAAATCATGAAGAAGGTGCACGTGTTACACTCGGACAACTTAGAGGAAGTGCGGCAATCGCTCAACTTAGCGATGCAGTTATTGGACTCGAAAGAGATCAGCAGAGTGGATCTAAACACTCTGATACAACTGTTAGAATTCTCAAAAATCGCTACTCTGGGGAAACAGGCGTTGCTTGTCGATTAAACTATGACTTATCTACCTGTAAATTTCATGAAACAACAGAAACAGCAGACTTCAATCCCTCAACAGACTTCTGAATTGAAACGCCCTAACCCACCAACAACTCAAGCAATTGCTAGAGCACAGTTTGTCGATAAGACATACAAATGGCACGGTAAGTAATGCTGATCTTTGATTTAGAGACTGACGGATTACTCTGTGATGTTACCAAGATCCACTGTCTCTGTATTTATGATACAGAAACTGAGCAAACAATGGTTTACAATGATCAAGCGTTTAAACATGCAACAGATAAAGCAGCTGCTGAACCAATTATTAGAGGTCTTCAGTATTTGGAAGACGCTGAGTGTATTATTGGTCATAACATTATTGGGTACGATCTTGCTATCATTAATAAGTTATACCCCTGGTTTAGACGTATTGGTGATTGCCTGGATACTCTTCTGCTCAGCCGTTTGTATCACCCAAACCTATTAGATATAGATAAGAAACGTGTCTGGAAAGACATGCCTCTTAAACTATACGGTCGCCATAGCTTAGAAGCTTACGGTTATCGTCTAGAAGAAAACAAAGGAACATTTGGTAAGGACACAGATTGGAAGGAGTGGTCACAAGAAATGCAAGATTACATGATACAAGACGTTGTTGTTACGAACAAACTTTGGAAACATTTTCAACCATACCTGAGTGGATTAAATTAGAGCATGAGTCCGCCCAAATCCTCACAAGACAGGAACTACATGGATGGTACTTTGATGAACGCTCTGCATGGGAACTTGCATCTACTCTCAGACGAGAGCTTGAGCAAACTTATCAACTACTACGTGACAGGCACCCTTACGTTGCCGGATCAGTATTTACTCCTAAGAGAAATAATCGGACCCAAGGCTATGTCAAAGACGCTCCATTCACACGTTTAAAAGAACTCAATCCAACATCACGCGATCACATCTCATGGATATTGCAAACATTCTGTGGTTGGACTCCAACGCAGAAGACAACTACTGGGAAACCAGTTATCGACGAAGTTATTCTGACCGAGATTGGGTCTCCGATTGCTATGCAGTTTGCGAGATGTTTGACGGTAACGAAAATGCTTGGGATGATCTCCGAAGGCGCGAACGCATGGCTGAAGCTATCTACGACTGCTAGTCGGATACATCACCATTGTTCAGTAGCTACTGCAACATTTAGGCAAGCGCATCGTAACCCCAACCTCGCGCAAGTTCCAAGTGATCCTAGATTTAGGCAGCTATTTACTGCTAGCCCTGGTTTAGTAATGGTCGGTGCTGATTTAGCAGGCATCGAGTTAAGAATGCTTTCGCATTTCCTAGCCAAGTATGATGGCGGTCGTTATGCTGACATCCTACTTAACGGTGACATCCATCAAGTCAATGCTGACAAGATAGGTATCAGTCGTAAACAAGTAAAGACGGTAACCTATGCAATGCTCTATGGGGCAGGCAATGAAAAAATTGGACACAGCTATGACAAACTTCTTTCATCCGCGTCAGCGAAGAAAAAAGGACAAGAGATCAGAGAAGCATATGTTGATGCGATTGAAGGACTCGGTGATCTCCTGGATGCAATTAAGAAAGCTTCAGAACGTGGATACATCAAAGCTATCGATGACAGAAAAATTATCGTGGATAGCCCGCATAAAGCGTTAAACTACTGCTTGCAAGGTAACTCTGCAATCCTGGCTAAACGTTGGATGCTGATCAATCAACACAACATTAAACAACTAAAACTATGCTGTTCACAACTAGCATTTGTTCATGACGAATTACAATTCGAGTGTTCTCCCGAGCACGCCACAGACTTATGTTCATCCTTGGTACTTAGCAGTACAGAAGCTGGTGAATACTACAACATCAGGTGTCGCATTGACGCCGAAGCAACCACCGGAAACAACTGGAGCGAAACCCACTAATGCTTTACTCGAAGAAAAACGAAAAGGAGATTAAATCTACTAAGAAGAAAACAACCCAAGGTCAAGGTAAACTATCAAGACCTAAAGGTGATCGCAAGTTGAGTAGGGGTCAAGGTAAATGACTACACTACTGATCGATGCTGATTACATTGTCTACAAAGCATGTGCATCAGCTGAGTATGACATTGATTGGGGTGATGATGTAATCATGGTCGGCAGTAGATTTAGTGAAGCATATGCTAATGTTACTAGAGAACTCAGTAAAATTAAATCAGCTTTCTTCGATCCAGATGTTATTCTGTTCTTCAGTGATGCTGTTAATTTTCGTAAGTCAGTTGAAAAATCTTACAAAGGTCACAGGAATCGCAAAAAACCTTGTGGATACCGACGAGTAATACACAAATTACATGATGAATATCGTGTTATCAGGATGCCACAACTAGAGGCAGATGATGCCATGGGTATTCATGCCACATCAAATGATGAATGTGTAATTGTGTCCCCTGACAAGGACATGAAACAAATACCTGGTACTCTGTACAATCTAGATGAAACCTTTACAATAGACAAACAATCTGGTTGGGAATGGTTTCTTATCCAAACTCTTGCTGGTGACAGCACAGATGGTTACTCAGGCGCTCCAGGATTCGGCGTAAAAACTAGCGTAAAATTTTTTTCTGAACATGGCTACACTTGGGATAGCGTTGTTAAAGCTTTTGAGTCTAAAGGTCTTACAAGTGACGAAGCACTACTCAATGCACGATTAGCTAAGATACTAACTGCTGATGATTATGACTTCAAAGAGAACAGACCCATCTTATGGACTCCCACCAATGCCAGTGACTGACATAACTCTAGAACAAGAGTTTAAACTGAAAAGAATGGAGGAGCTGTTAAAGCGGTGTCCTCCTGATCAGATGATAGAGTTGTTTTTGCAACTACAAAAAACTAACTTTATTCTTACTAACAACGTAGGACAACTACTCGCCCAATGGAATCTCCCGCACACTACACTAGAGGAACAATAGAAGTCTGGGATTTTATCCGAGATCAAAACCTCAACTACCACCTAGGTAATGTTATTAAATATACTTGCCGAGCCGGTTACAAAGATGCTAACACGAAAGCGTCTGACCTTAAAAAGGCTATCCACTATCTTGAGAATGAACTTGACAACACAACATCTACAAAAACAATCACTTTCGGATCAAGCAATTCAGTTTCGGACAGCATATGGGATCCCGAACTCTACGGGGAGCCGGACTATGCAACGGGATTTGATCGTTGAAGAGTTCAAAGAGTTCATGTATGCAGCAACCGAAGAAGGTTATGTAGATGAACTTAAGGAACTAGCTGATCTTGTTTATGTCTGCTTTCAATATGCAGAAAACATGGAATGGGATCTAGAAGAAGCACTAGACCGTGTTCATAAATCAAACCTATCTAAACTTGGATTAGATAATAAACCTATCCGACGGTCCGACGGTAAGGTATTAAAAGGACCAAATTATAAACCACCTAATCTCGATGATCTTGTAAAATGAGCGAATTAATTTCTAGAACTGGTCGTGTTCAATCGTGGATCGATGATCCCGATGGCCGTCTCCCCGTGTCGTGCACGGTTATGAACGTATCAAATCAAATGGCAGGTCCCAATGGCATCGAAGCATCCTGGAAGTTCGCTAGTCACGCTCTCCGCAATGGCGCTGGCGTTGCAATCCACTTATCAGAACTTGACCCACGAGGCTTCGAGAGAGACTCTGGCGTCGTTGCGAGTGGTCCTGTATCATTTGGACGAATCTATTCGGCTCTTAACGAAACTCTCAGAAGGGGCGGAAAATATAAAAACGGAGCAATAGTTTTACATATTGACGCTCAACATGCTGACCTAAAAGAGTTCATCACAACACCACGTGATGTACTACCTTGGGTCAAACGTTGCGTTAACATCACACAAGAATGGTGGGATGATATGTCACAAGAGCTACGAGACTTGCTAATCCAAGGTATCAAGGCTGGTGACATTTGGCTAAACAAAGTAAAGTACCAAGGGACACAACGTATCCGAGGTAATGTGTGCTTGGAAGTATATTTACCTAGTCGTGGTACTTGTCTTTTACAACACGTGAACCTGGGTGCATGTAGTTTTGATCAAATCCCTACTGCATTTGCAGAAGGTATGAAAGAACTATGTGAACTGCATGGTAAAACAGGTATAGGAGATAGCGGTGAGTACCTACCATCAGAGACAGATCGTCAGGTTGGTCTCGGTGTACTTGGTCTTGCCAATCTGCTGCGACGATATGGCGTAAGCTATGAGCAGTTTGGTCGTGCATTAGAGCAGTACAACAGTAACAAAGTAGAAGCTACTGCTGCATTCTCTCTTGTACAACAACTTGCTGCAGGAATCCGTGATGCCTCTCTTATTGCACATGAGTACAATATGGTCAGAGCGTTTGCTATCGCTCCTACAGCGTCTTGTAGCTACCGCTCACAGGATGCTGATGGCTTTACTTGTACCCCAGAAATTGCACCACCTATTGGTCGTACTGTAGACCGAGACTCAGGCACTTTTGGAGTGCAAACATACTCATATGGTGACGTAGAAATCGCCAGTGAAGTAGGATGGGAGAATTATAAACGTGTTGCCGATGGCATCATGTCTCTCTACCAAACCAGTGGACTTCTCCATGGATATTCATATAACTGGTGGTCAGATTTGGCTATCATGGATGAATCATTCATTGAAGAGTGGCTAAGGTCTCCACAAACCTCGCTTTATTATTCATTGCAAGTAATGGGCGATGTTCAGGATAAGACCGATGCGTATGCTGCTCTAGCTGATGTTGATGTTGATGATTACCTGAACGATTTACTAAATGAACCTCAATGTGATTGTCAAGAATGAACCCTTACGAAAAACTAATGGCGCGGAAGCGCAAATGGACACCAGTACAGACAACTGCTGGTACATGCAAGGAAGGTGCGGAGGAGACAATCCACCGTGCACTTGCCTTGCGACACATGGAACTACCTGTGGGAGATTTTATCACTGATGCACTTGCCAATGAAGTTCCAGACATGGCACGGGAGTTACTCCTATCAAATGTCAAAGACGAGGAAAACCACGACGTGGCTCTTGGTTACATCGCCAATGCTTACGGGGTGGATGAAAAGGCTGAAGCCGAAGCGTTACGGTTACGCGATGCATGGATCTCGCATCCTGATCACACGATTACGAAAGCAATGGTGGCCGAGCGTAGCATTTTCTTCGTTCTTCTACCATTCTTCCGCGCTAATGGTGACGCTGGAATGCGAACAGTAAGTGCCGATGTGTCACGAGACGAACAGATTCATGTCGCGGCTAATAGTATTGTGTGTAAAGAACTTGGTCTAGATATTTCACCAAGTCTTGATAAACTGCGTAAAGCAACTATTAACTGGGTTATGCAACCACTAGGTATAAATACTACCTATAAGAATTTGGATAAAAAATTTTGGCTGCAATCTAGTGATAACTTAATGTATCAGGGCAAGGCTCCTGAACTTTCCTTCACCAAATCTGCCAGAATGCCGTCTTTCTTCGAGCATAGTAATGTCAATCTCCCCCAGTATGCTTGAGACCGTGGGTATGCAAGCCCGTGGTTTAACAAATCAATTAGAAGAAATCTTTCCACCCATTAATCCAACACCTGAAGATACAATGGAAAAGATTATGTACCAAGCCGGTCAACGCAGTGTTGTTGAATGGGTCATCCGCTATATGGAGGAAAACTAATGGCTAGGAAAAGAAGTAAAAGAAAAGCTAGAAGGAAGGAACGTAAGGCAAGGGCAAAAAAGAAAAAGTTTATGCGGAAGATTATTAGAGATGGTAAGATCTCTAAGAAAGAAGCCCGCAAAGCTAATAAAAGAGGTATCAGTCTCCGATCGATTCGCAACAGAAACATTAGGGATTACCGTAGATCAGCTAAGGATTATGATAAATTCAAAGATCACAAAAACGATCGCGGATTTTCTGGTCGGAGACCTACATATGAACCACTTCTAATTAGTCGTGGCGCTGCAGCATCTGATCGACAGCGTTTGTCAAGACCAAAACCAAGACCAAAACCTAGGTCGCGTCCTAGACCTGCACCTAGAGCAGCCTCAGCCTCAGCACCAGCACCAGCACCGGCTCCGGCTCCGGCTCCACAGATGACATCAGAACCTAGTCCCGCAGCGCAAAGTTTTCAACAGCAAATGCCGGACTATCAAAGCATGATGGATGCACAATATGCAAGGTATCAAAGTGAAATTGAGTCAATGCGTGCTGAACAAGCTGCCGCAGCTGAAGAATACCGTCGTCAAGCTGACGAACAAAGGAGACAGTTTGAACTGGCTCAACGTACTGCAATTGGTAACGAAGCCCGTGCTGGTCAACAAGCTGATTTCAAACTTGGTTCCGATCCAGGTATGAAACGAGGTGGTACATACGGATTTAGGCGTCGTCGTCGTCAAGCTTTGATGGGTGGTATTAATTCTGCTGGAATGTTGAACGTTTAAATATGGAGGCAAATTAAATGAACGTTACAGCAGAACAAAGACGTGTTGCTAGATTACTTGGCATTCAAAATATTGATAGCCAGAATGATCTTAATCAAATCAACCGTGCAGTAGAAGGAGCCAGATCTGCTGGTATTCAATCTCTTGATAGTGCAAATGATCTTAGACAGATAGAAGGATATTATTCTCAAAATCCTAGCTCTCAATTTGGAGAACAAGATAAATATTACCAGGACATGCTGGAGAAGTTGAAAATACAATCTGAACAGCAAGCGTCTGATTTTAAAGAAAGATTAAAAATAATGCAGGAAGGATTTGATACAGCACAACGTACTACATTGGGCAACCAAACACGTGGTACTCAGGCAGCTGATTTAAAACTTAACTCTGCATCTCAATCAAGACTACCTGGTTCGTTTGGTTTCCGTCGTAGAGGAGCAGGAGCTGCTACACCATTCAGTGCAATAGGATTTACAGCACCTAATACTGTTCAAAATAAAGGTCGAACGTTAAACATCTAAATTATAATGACAGCTAAAACACGTTATGACAGATTGTCTTCAGACCGTTCACAGTTTCTAAACACTGCTAGACAAGCAGCAGATCTAACTCTTCCCTATCTCATCCGTGATGATGAGGTTTATACTAAAGGTTCAGTTAAACTTACAACCCCGTGGCAATCACAGGGAGCTAAAGGTGTGGTGACTCTTGCAAGTAAACTAATGCTTGCATTGTTACCTCCACAAACTAGCTTCTTTAAGCTACAGGTTAATGATGTTAACTTACCTGAAGAACTAGGACCAGAGATTAGATCTGAACTAGACTTGTCGTTTGCTAAGATCGAACGTACTATCATGGAATCCATTGCGGCTTCCAGTGATCGTGTTGTCGTTCACCAAGCACTAAAGCATCTTGTAGTAGCTGGTAATGCTCTTGTCTTTATGGGTAAGGATGGACTTAAGCTCTATCCTTTAAACCGATATGTAGTAGACAGAGATGGTAACGGTAATGTTATTGAAATTGTAACAAAGGAAACAATCTCGAAAAAATTACTGAAAAAATTTAATCCAGATTACAAAGAACCACAACCCAATGATTCATCTGACAATACAACACGTCACGATGATGAATGTGACATCTATACACACGTTGTTTTAGATAACAATCGCTGGATGTGGCATCAGGAAGTAGACGATCAGATCCTTCCTAAGTCAATGAGTAAATCTCCTCTTGACTCTAACCCTTGGCTGGTGCTACGCTTCAACCACGTAGACGGCGAAGTCTACGGACGTGGTAGGGTAGAAGAGTTCCTTGGTGACCTAAAGTCACTTGAAGCTCTGTCACAAGCACTGGTTGAAGGCAGCGCAGCAGCTGCTAAGATTGTATTCACTGTCAGTCCAAGCTCCTCCACCAAACCATCGACACTTGCTAAGGCAGGTAACGGTGCTATCATTCAGGGACGACCTGATGACATTGGTGTAGTACAGGTTGGAAAGACAGCTGACTTCCAGACTGCCTATCAAATGGTAGGTACATTATCACAACGTCTTAGTGAAGCATTCCTTATTCTTAATGTTCGTCAGTCTGAAAGGACTACAGCAGAAGAAGTAAGGATGACACAGATGGAACTAGAGCAACAACTTGGTGGACTATTTAGTTTACTTACTGTTGAGTTCTTAGTACCATATCTAAATCGTAAACTAAACGTTGCACAAAAAACTGGAGAGATCCCACGCTTACCTAAAGGTGGTATTGTTAAACCAACTATTGTTGCTGGTATCAATGCACTTGGTCGTGGTCAGGATCGTGAAAGTCTTGGTCAATTCCTACAAGTTATTGCTCAGACAATGGGTCCAGAAGCTATTCAACAGTTTATTAATCCAGAAGAAGTTGTCAAACGTTTGGCAGCTGCATCTGGTATCGACGTGCTCAACCTTGTGAAGAGCATGGACGAAATCCAAGGTGAACAACAGCAAGCAATGCAACAACAGCAGGCTATGGCTGCACAACAACAAGCGCCACAGATGGCTGCTGTTGAACAAAAGCGTGAGCAAGCTGAGATGCAAGCCATGCAACAACAAGCACAACAACCACCACAAGTCTAATGAGTGAAACACTAACATCAACTGATGCACCAGCTGATCAGCCAGAACTAAATGCTGATGAGCAAGAGTCTCTAGCTATTGCTGAGGCTAATGAAGGGGAACAACAGCAGTTGCTAGCAGGTAAGTTTGATAGTCCACAATCTCTTGAACAAGCTTACCTAGAACTACAAAAGAAACTTGGCGAGTCACGTGAGGAAGAACCTGAAGCTGATGAACCAGAAGAACAAGAATCAGAAGATGATGACGATGAAGACGACGATGATGAATCCCCTGGTGGCCAACTAACTGAAGCACAGGCAGACCAACTATATAAAATGGTTGGTGGTGAGAAAGCCTACGACTCCATGATGGAATGGGCAGGACAAAATCTTTCAAACGAAGAGATTGAAATGTATGATTCTGTTATGGGAGCTGGTAGTGCTAACTCTATCTACTTTGCTGTTCAGGCATTGTCTAATAAGTATTCAGATGCTGTAGGTTCCGAAGGTCAACTTCTTACAGGACGTGGAGCAGCAGAATCTAATGCTGTATTCCGTAGTCAATCAGAACTTGTACAAGCTATGAATGATCCACGTTATGATAATGATCCTGCATATCGCTCTGACGTTATGACTAAACTTGAAAACTCTGACCTTGGTTTCTAATGATTGACTGCCCACAATGTACTGTACAAGAGCAGTACGTTCTAGAACAACTACAGACTTCTGCGGGTGTAACAGATCGAACTGCACTTGCTGTTATTATGGGTAACATCTATCAGGAGTCAACCTTTAAACCTAACGTCTGTGAAGGCGGTGCTATCATCCCTTATGATAGGTGTCTTAATGGTGGTTATGGTTTAATTCAATGGACATCTAAACATCGTTATGATGGACTAGGTACTTTCTGTACTAAACGGAAAGATGATCCTAGTTCCATAGAATGTCAAACAGCTTACATGATACATGAGCTAAGATTTAGGGATGACCTTAGCTCATTTCTGACTAACCATCAGACAGTCCCTTACTATATGAATGCTGCTTATTACTGGTTAGGGTGGGGCATTCATGGTAATCGCACAAAACACACTTATTCTTTTTTAAATAAACTCAAATGAAAATTCTTGCTATCCTTCCTGCAGCCGTCTTTGCTGCTGCACCCGCTGCTTTTGCAGGTCCATATGTAAATGTCGAAGCAAACTCTGGCTATGCTGGTAATGATTATGCCGGTACTGTTATTGATAATCATGTTGGTTACGAAGGTAACAACTGGTATATCCAAGCTGGTCCTGCCATCGTTCTTAGTGATGGTGCAGAATCTGAGCTGGAACTCTCTGGTAAGATTGGAGGTACCACGTCTCTTAGCGAGCGCCTAGCTCTTTATGGAGAGGTCTCCTTCATGACTGGTGATATTAATACTTCCTATGGAACCAAAGCTGGTCTGAAGTATTCATTCTGATGAACGATACACAGATCTGGCCCACCGAACCACGCATGTACATGGAAGAAGTAACTGTGAATCACAACGAAAAAGCTGAGAAGCTGAATGGTCGTCTAGCAATGCTAGGTGTCATTGCAGCACTAGGTGCTTATGCACTAACTGGTCAACTTATCCCTGGAGTCTGGTAATGCCACAAGGTAAAGGAACGTACGGTACTAAGAAAGGTCGTCCACCTAAGAAAAAAATGTGTAGCTAATGGCTAAGAATGTCAGCCTCAAGATCGGCAAGCACAAGTCCCGTTCAGGTGGGCTGACAAAAGCTGGTCGTGAAAAATACAATAGAGAAACTGGTTCTAATTTAAAAGCACCACAGCCTGGTGGAGGAAAACGTAAGAAGTCTTTCTGTGCTAGGATGCGTGGTGTTAAAGGACCAATGAAAAAACCTAACGGTAAGCCGACCCGCAAAGCATTAGCACTACGCAAATGGAAATGCGGTAACAGTAAAAGTAAACGCAAAAAGAAAAAGTAATGGCTAAACCTGGACTTTACGCAAACATCCACGCCAAGCGGAAACGCATCAAAGAAGGTAGTGGAGAAACAATGCGGAAAGCTGGTAGCAAAGGTGCTCCTACTGCTGCTAACTTCAAACGCTCAGCTAAAACTGCTAAGAAAAAATAGCTAAATAGAATAAGGGAGGTGCAATTCCTCCCCTAGCTCTAGACAGCCAAGTCTTTAAACTGGTCTTACTTAATTTTACTTACCCAACCATGAACTATTACTTAAATGACTGCTGTACTTTCAAGACCACAAAAACTAAATAACTGGGAAGCCTTTTGTAACTGGGTTACCTCTACTAACAACCGTCTCTATGTCGGTTGGTTTGGAATCCTGATGATTCCTACGCTGCTTGCAGCTACTACTTGTTTTATTATTGCCTTTGTTGGCGCACCCCCTGTAGACATCGATGGAATTAGAGAACCAGTTGCAGGCTCCCTCCTGTACGGAAACAACATCATCAGTGGGGCCGTCGTCCCCTCTTCCAACGCAATCGGATTGCATTTCTACCCAATTTGGGAAGCTGCTTCGCTTGACGAATGGCTCTACAACGGTGGCCCGTTCCAACTGGTCGTCTTCCACTTCCTCATTGGTATCTACTCTTACATGGGACGCGAATGGGAACTTAGCTATCGATTAGGGATGAGGCCCTGGATCTTTGTCGCATACTCCGCACCAGTGGCTGCAGCATCTGCAGTCTTCCTTGTCTATCCATTTGGACAAGGTTCTTTTTCAGATGCAATGCCTCTCGGGATTTCCGGCACGTTTAATTACATGCTCGTCTTCCAAGCGGAGCATAATATTCTTATGCATCCATTTCACATGCTTGGTGTTGCCGGCGTATTTGGTGGGTCTTTGTTCTCTGCTATGCACGGTAGCCTTGTCACGTCTTCGCTTGTTCGTGAAACGACTGAGCAAGTTAGTCAGAACCAAGGTTATAAGTTTGGACAAGAAGAAGAAACGTATAACATCGTAGCTGCACATGGTTACTTTGGTCGCTTGATCTTTCAATATGCATCATTTAATAACTCACGTAGCCTCCACTTTTTCTTGGCTGCATGGCCTGTTGTTGGCATTTGGTTTACTAGCCTGGGTGTTAGCACTATGGCTTTCAACCTTAACGGCTTCAACTTTAATCAATCCATTGTCGATAACGGGAACCGTATTGTCCCTACTTGGGCTGATATTCTTAACCGTGCGGGACTTGGAATGGAAGTAATGCATGAGCGTAATGCTCATAACTTCCCACTTGATTTAGCAGCAGCGTCTACCACACAGGTAGCACTGACTGCTCCTACTATTGGTTAATGTACTTACGTTCATCCATTAGGACGCATGCCACCTGATCATGGAACGGGGGTCAGGTATTTGAGGAATTAACAATGACTGTTACTCTCACGTATCGTGGCAACAAGTACAACAAAACTGTAAATAAGAAATAGGCTTACAGAGGGGTTCGAGTCCCCTCTTTACTATTGGCATTGGCCCGTACGCGGATACCCTTTGCCGTCTAGACGGTGGGACAGACCACACATATACAACTAAATAACTCTGAACGTTCAGAGAGTCGAAAATAACTCTCTTTAAAAAAATGGCTTTTCAATCTACTGTAAACCCTGCTCAGCTTACTCAGCTGGGTCAGGCTAATTTAGCTGGCGACAAACGCGCACTGTACCTTAAGTTGTTCAGTGGCGAGATGTTCAAAGGCTTCCAGAATAACACAATCGCTCGTGACTTGATCATGAAGCGTACACTTAAGAACGGCAAATCTTTGCAGTTCATCTTCACAGGCCGTACCAAATCGGAATTTCATACTCCTGGAAATAGCATTTTGGGTGATACCAATGGTGCACCTCCAGTGGCTGAGAAGACGATCACAATTGATGACCTGTTGATCAGCTCTGCTTTCGTCTATGAATTGGACGAGGTACTTTCTCATTATGACCTGCGTAGCGAGATCTCACGTAAGATCGGTTATGCATTGGCAGAAAAGTATGACCGTCTTGCATTCCGTGCTGTTGCACGTGGTGCACGTCAGGCTTCACCTATCACTGCAACTGGTTATGTTGAGCCAGGTGGTACACAGATCCGTGTAGGTTCTACCACCAATGACTCTGATGCATATGTTGCTGCTAACTTGGTGTCTGCATTCTATGATGCAGCCGCTGCTCTTGACGAGAAGGGTGTCTCTAGTGATGGCCGTGTTGCCGTCCTGAACCCACGTCAATACTACGAACTGATCCAAGCTGTTGGTTCCAACGGCCTGGTGAACCGTGACGCTCAGGGCACAGCTCTGCAGTCCGGTAACGGCATCATTGAGATTGCTGGTATCAAGATCTACAAGTCCATGAACATTCCGTTCCTGGGTAAGTATGGTACTGCTTACGGCGGTACAACTGGTGTAACCGATCCTGGTAACACTGGTTCTTTCGTTGCTGAAACCATGG